CAAAGTCACATGATTGAAAAAATCATAACCTTTCTTAACAGATCCTTTCAAATCATCTCCATAAGTCATAATGGCTGCAACATCCCGAAATTTAGGTAAAGAATACCACATTCTAGGCCATACAATTGAATGAAATCCACACCTTACTATTAGTGAATTTGCCAATGAATTCAAGTACACTGTAATATTTTGTCCTGATGGATTTGATCCAAACAACATAATTAAATCACCATTATATGCAACTAGTGGGTTTACAACATCGGCAGCAATTCCTTTCATAATTAGCAGATCATCCTCTGAATAATTACCAGATTCTTTAGCCAAAGAAATCAATATATCAAACACAGCAATAGTTATTTGCTGTGATAGACGCAGATCATACTTAGAATAATCTCCTGCCAAAATTCGATTTTTCCCATATTTTGTCATGTGAGTTGCCAACTCATGCCATTCTGGACCATGTGCATTTACTCCAACAGCACATTCAGTCAAGACTGGATACAATGACAAAAAGCGGGCAATGGGTAAAAAATATTTCCTTATACCCAATTGCAACGCAACTGGTGCTGCTTCAAAAACCCTCACTTTATCTTTGGACAATTTAGTTGGTTCATCCTTCAAAGAAGCTTTAAAAATGGGATAAGCTCTTTCTCCCTGTCTGTAAACACCCTTCATGCGTTCGAATTCATCCCAAAATTGTTGATCAAGTTTACGTAAACACTGATGTGTTGTAGTTTCTCCCACTTCCGAAATAAAACGATCCTTGGGTCCTGACAATGGAAAACCCAGAGACGTTGACATTTTCATGGCATCAATAAAGCGCAGAGAATCAATTCCACATACTGTTTCATCATCTGTGAGGGGTCGCAACCAATCAAAATTGGATTTTCGTATTTTCTGCAAAAGCGGTATGGAATAATCCAATACAGCCCATTCGAGATTTTTCCGCTCAAAACCCAGGACAGGATCTACTAAATGAACTAGCGTTTCCTGCCAAGGTTTCCAATAAGGTGGACCAAATTTGGGCTTACCCCACACATTGCTCTGACCACAAATCTCTTCGACAATAGGAGATATCTCAGTGGACTCTACTTGAGAATGTGGTGTCGACCTACCAATCGTAGAACACAAAAATTCAACATTTGCTCCATCTTGTAAAAAATTCAACGGACTTTTAGGGTGAACTTCATCGCTCACGGCTATGTCAACTCCATATTGATTAGACAGCAAAGTGCCAGCACTGGGTAAAGAAATTACACCCGGTCGTTTCTCTAAGAGCATTATGGACTCTCTAATAAAATCTTGAGATATCCAAACCGCACCCCCAATGGAATGTTTTCCACCAACATGAATACCTAATAATCCTTTTGAAACTGACATAGATATTAGGGCTGCA